GTGGTTGACGAAGGAGGAGTAATTTCTGGAACAGCTGGAACTGTTTTAGAAACGTTTGCCTTTATGTCGCAGGGATCAGATGCTAAAAAATCTGATGGAACTTCTAACTATTATGTAGATGTAATCAATGCTGGTTCAAACTACATACGTTGGGCGAACCATTCTGCAACTTTAGGAAACGCGGGGGTAGCAATATCTTCGGCCTCTTCAATCGCCGGTTCAACAACAGCTATAGTTGATTCTTTAGCTCATGGAACTGACGATAACGCACCAACAAATGGCGAAATTTCATTAGGTTACGACCTTTTGGCAGACGCTGAAACTGTTGATGTACAATTGTTGTTTGCTGCTCCAGACACGCACGCAACACCGAATGTTATAGCACAAAAATTAATTGCGGTAGCAACTGCAAGAAAGGATTGTATGGCATTCGTATCACCACCAATCGAAGACACAGTAAACGAATCTGCACCAGCAGCTGCTGTAAAAACTTGGGCGGACTCGCTCTCTTCAAGTTCTTACGCTTCCGCTGATTCAACTGCGCTTTACGTATATGATAAATATAACGATAAGTACAGATGGATAGGAGCAGGTGGACACATTGCTGGTCTTTGCGCTGCAACTGATCGTACAGCTGATGCATGGTTCTCACCTGCAGGAGCTTCACGTGGTCAATTGTTTGGTGTAGTTAAATTGGCTTATAATCCAGTTAAAGCTGATAGAGATACTCTCTATAAAGCAAGGGTTAATCCAATTGTCTCATTCCCAGGAGAAGGAACACTTCTTTTTGGTGATAAAACATTGCTTTCAAAACCGTCAGCATTCGATCGTATTAACGTACGTAGATTGTTTAACACGATTGAAAAAGCAATATCAACCGCAGCAAAAGCACAGCTATTTGAATTCAATGATGAATTTACAAGAGCACAGTTTAAAAATCTGGTTGAGCCGTTTTTAAGAGATGTTAAAGGGCGCAGAGGCGTTACAGACTTCTTAGTAGTTTGTGACACAACTAATAACACAGGTCAAGTAATTGATAGTAATAATTTTGTAGCTGATATCTTTATCAAGCCTTCAAGATCTATTAACTTTATTACTTTGAACTTTATAGCAACAAGAACGGGCGTTTCATTTACTGAAATAGCTGGTTCATAAGGAGGCAATCATGGCAATTTTAGGTGTAGACGATTTTAAAGCTAAACTTACTGGCGGTGGAGCACGTGCTAACTTGTTCAAAGCAACAATTAACTTTCCAGCTTATGCTGGTGGTGATGTTGAATTGACTTCTTTTATGTGTAAAGCAATTTCAATACCAGCTTCTACTATTGGAGCAGTTGAAATGAAATTCCGTGGAAGAACATTTAATATAGCAGGAGATAGAACATTTGAAAATATTTCTTTCACTGTTATCAATGATGCAGACTTTAAAGTTAGGAACGCGTTTGAACGATGGATGAATGGTATAAATAGTAATGTTAGTAACACAGGTTTAACTAATGTTGCTGATTATTCATCAGACGTTGTTATTGAACAGCTTAATAAAGCTGGCGATACCGTTAAAAAATATGATGTAAGAGGGTGTTGGCCCGTATCTGTTGCAGCGATCGAATTAGGTTACGATCAAGAAAACGCAATAGAAGAGTTTGCTGTTGAAATGACAGTAACTTATTGGGAATCTGACACTACTTCTTAAGTAGTATAAATAGTATTAGAAGAGGGGAATTTATTTCCCCTCCGATAATATGAGGAAATAAATTATGGCAGAATTTTTCGGATTCGAGATAAATAGAAAAGGTACGAAAACCCCAGATAGGGTTTCATTTGTACCTGATACAGAGCAAGATGGTGCTGGAGTTATTACTTCTGGTGGACATTTTGGCGCTTATTTAGATCTTGATGGTGACAAAGCAAAAAATGAAATAGATTTAATATTAAAATATAGAGATGTAGCAAGTCATCCAGAAACTGATGCTGCTATTGAAGATATTATCAATGAAACTATTGTAGGTGACCAAGATGGTGCACCTGTTAATATTATATTAGATAAAACAACTCTTTCTGATGGTGTAAAAAAGACTATTCGAAATGAGTTTAAAACAGTATTAAAATTATTAGAATTCACATCATTTGGATCAGATTGGTTTAGAAAATGGTATGTGGATGGAAGATTACCGTATCATGTGATTATTGATGAAAAAAATCCTAAAGGTGGTATAAAAGAGCTTAGATATATTGACCCTATAAATTTAAGAAAGGTCAAAGAAATAGAAACTAAGCCAGATGATACTACTGGTGCAGAAGTAATTGTAAAACAAAAAGAGTATTTCTTATTTCAAGATAATAAGATGGGAAATGCCAATACAGGTTTAAAAATACATCCTGATTCGATAATATATGCGACTTCAGGTATGTTAGATCCTTCAAGAAAAAGGATCTTATCTTATTTGCATAAAGCAATTAAGCCAGTGAATCAACTTAGAATGATGGAAGATTCACTTGTAATTTATAGAATATCACGTGCACCAGAACGAAGAATATTCTATATTGATGTTGGTAACTTACCTAAAGGTAAAGCAGAAGAATATCTAACCAATATCATGAATAAATATCGTAACAAAATGGTTTATGATGCAAGTACTGGTGCGATTAAAGATGATCGTAAACACATGTCTATGTTAGAAGATTTCTTCTTACCAAGACGTGAAGGTGGAAGAGGTACTGAAATTAGTACTCTACCTGGTGGAGAAAATCTAGGACAGATTGACGATATTATATATTTCCAAAAGAAATTATATAAATCATTAAATGTTCCTATGAGCAGATTAGAACAAGAAGCACAGTTTAGTTTAGGTAGAAGTACAGAAATTACACGTGATGAAGTTAAGTTTAAGAAGTTTATTGATAGGCTTCGTAAAAGATTCTCTGATCTCTTTATGCAAGTATTGAAATCTCAATTATTGCTAAAAGAGGTAATTACAAAAGAAGATTGGAAAGGAATGAGACAAGATATTGTTTTTGATTATATCGAAGATAATTATTTTGCAGAACTTAAAGAATCAGAAATGTATAGAGAACGTTTTGAAATGTTATCAACGTTGGAAGAATATGTTGGTAAGTATGTTTCAGATGAATGGATTAGAAAAAAGATCTTAAGAATGTCAGATGACGATATTGCAGAGCAAGATAAGCAAATAAAAGCTGAAAAAGATGCTGGCGAAGTCGATAATATTGATCTTGATATCTAAATTATTATAAATATATTAAAGGAAACAAGAAATGAGTAATGTAAAAGAATTAATTACTAACGTAAAGGATGATGATCTTGTAGCAGCAAAAACCGCTTTTGATGCATTAATGAGCTCCAAAATAAATGGTGCTATGGATGCTAAGAAAGTTGAACTGGGCTCTACAGTTATAGATCGCGTTCATGCAAAACAAGAAGCGGAATAAATATGAAGCTAATTAGCGAATATACAGATAGCAATATTGAATGCTATACTGAAGCTACCAAAAATGGTGGCAAACAACACGTCATTGAAGGCGTGTTCATGCAGGCCGATAAGAAAAATCGTAACGGTCGAATATATGAAAAAAAGATTTTAGAAGCAGCGGTAGATAAATACGTTGCTGAACAAGTTAAAAGTGGAAGAGCAGTAGGAGAGTTAAATCATCCTGAAGGCCCCACAATTAACTTGGATAAAGTTTCACATAAGATTACTGAACTCAGATTTGAGGGAAGTAATGTTGTAGGAAAGGCATCAATTCTTAAAACCCCTATGGGACAAATTGTCGAAGGTTTGTTAGATGGAGGAGTTAAGCTTGGTGTATCAAGTCGTGGTATGGGTAGTCTTGTTCAGAAACAAGGTACTAGTTATGTTGGGTCCGACTTTATGTTGGCCACAGTTGATATCGTTCAAGATCCTTCTGCTCCAGAGGCATTTGTCAATGGAATAATGGAAGGTAAAGAATGGGTATGGAATAACGGTATTTTATCAGAGCAAGAAATTGAAAAGATTGAGACTGAAATTAAAGGTACTCCTTTGCAGCACTTAGGTGAAGCGCAAATAAGAGCTTTTAAAAATTTCCTCTCTAAACTTTAACTCTATAATAGGAGAGAAAAAATGTCAGAATTAGACAATCAAGAAGTAACGGAAGTTACGGAAAATGAAGTCGAATTAGACGAATCTCAAGATGCAGAGCAAGTAGTAGCTGATGAAGCTTCTGATGAGCTCGTTGAAAACGAAGTTGGAAACGAGGAAACAGAAGAAGTTGTAGAAGCTAAGAAAGAAGAAGTTGAAGAGGTTGCTGTAAAGGCACCATCAACTAAAGCTGGAATACTTAACGCTGCAGTCGAGATGTTTAAGAAGGCGAAAAAACATGAAGCGCAAGCTATGTTTGCAAAATTGACTAAGGTCGATGAATCAGAAGATGATGGTTCGTTAGATAAAGCTATTAAGAAAGCACCGAAAGCTGCTGAACCAAAAGCTGGATCTAGTGAAGCTTCCGCAAAAATGGAAGAAACAGATTTTGATTATACAGAAGATTTAGATGCATTAGTATCTGATGAAGCTACATTGTCCGAAGGATTTAGAGCGAAGGCTGAAGCAATCTTCGAAGCAACACTTAAGTCAAAACTAAGTGCAGAAATCGATAGATTAGAAAGCGAATACGCGCAAAACCTTGAAGAAGAGGTTGGAGAAGTTCAGACTTCTATGGTAGAAAAAGTAGATAACTACTTGAACTACGTAGTAGAAAGCTGGATGAAAGAGAATGAAGTGGCAGTAACAACTGGTCTTAGGACTGAACTTGCTGAAGACTTTATGGAATCTTTACAAACTGTCTTTAAGGAACATTATATTGAAGTACCAGAAGGTAAAGCAGACTTAATCGACGATATGGCCGATCAAGTTTCTGAACTAGAAGAATCACTCAATAAAACCACAGAAGAGAATATCAAGTTACATGAAACAGCACAATCTTACGAAAGAGCTGATGTAATAAGAGAAGCTTCTTCAGGGCTTGCTGATACAGAAGCAGAGAAACTAGCATCTTTAGTAGAAAGCGTAGATTTCGAAGATAAAGAAACTTTCACTATGAAAGTACAAACTATCAGAGAATCTTATTTCAAAGAAGATATTAGCGAAACTAAATCTGAAGTAGATGCAGCTATAGGAAATGACGAGGCTCCGGTCGAAGTGTCAGATACTATGAGCAGATACACACAAGCTATTTCTAAAAACGCAAATTAATAATTTATCTATAATAGGAGAACAAAATGTTTAACGCAGATAATCAATTAATCGAGAAGTGGACACCAGTACTAGAGCACGCAGAGGCTCCAGCTATAGACAGCAAGTACAAGAAAAGTGTTACAGCTCGACTCTTGGAAAACCAAGAAATTGCTTTACAAGAAGAAAGAAACCAAGCACAAGGTTTTGTTACCGAAGCAGCAGCTAATGCTACCGGCGCTAACATCTCAAACTTTGACCCAGTTTTAATCTCTCTAGTAAGGCGTGCAATGCCTAACCTTATCGCTTATGATATCGCAGGTGTTCAACCAATGACAGGACCAACTGGTCTTATCTTTGCAATGAAGTCTAAGTACACCACTCAAGGTGGCGCTGAAGCTTTATTTGATGAAGCCGATACTGATTTTTCAGGACTTGGAACTCATCAAGCAGAACCTACTGGATTAGGTGGAGCAACTGATGCTGACTCTGACGGTACTATCGTCGATACAGCAGCTGCTAACATCACTAACACATTCGGTACAGGTTTACCAACAGCAACTGCTGAAGCTAGAGGAACTTCTGGTGGAGCAGGTGCAGCATTCGCTGAAATGGCTTTCTCAATCGAGAAATCAACAGTGACTGCAAAATCTAGAGCCCTAAAAGCTGAATACACAATGGAATTAGCACAAGATTTGAAAGCTATCCATGGTTTAGATGCTGAAGGCGAATTAGCTAACATCCTATCTGCTGAGATCCTTGCGGAAATCAACAGGGAAATGGTAAGAACTGTTCTTACTAAAGCTAAAATCGGTGCTCTTCAATCATCTACAGCTGTTAGCGGTATCTTTGATGTTGCTACTGACTCAGATGGTAGATGGATGGCTGAAAAATTCAAAGGTCTTGTAATGCAACTCGAAAGAGAAGCTAACGTGATCTCAAAAGAAACACGTAGAGGAAAAGGTAATTT